CTCCTGGGCGTTCTCGTTGTTCTGGATCAGCCGCTCGCGCTCGCGGATGATGTCGTTGATCTCGCGCTCGGCCTCGCGGTCGGGGCGCGGGATGGCGGCCACGCGGCGGGTGGTGCCCTCGATGCGCCGCAGCGCCTCGTCGCGCTCCCGCAGGGCCAGGGTTTCGAGACGGGTGCGATCGGCGGTGGTGATGCCGCCCGCGGCCTCGGCCTCGCGCAGGCGGCGGACGCGGTCCTCGTATTCGCTGTTGATCCGGAAGCGGTCGTCGAGAGCCTTGCGGAGTTCCTCGGCATCCGCGGCGGTGCGGCGGCGGCGGGCCTCGGCGGCCTGACCGGCTGCAGTCTCCTGCTCGGTGCGCTGGCGCTCGCCGGCGGCCGCCTCGCCGCGGGTGATTTCGTCCTGGAGCTCGGCGTACTGGCGGCGCAGTTCCTCCAGCCGGGCAGCGCGATCCACGCCGGCCTGCTGCTGCGCGGTGCCGACCAGCCCGCCGCGGATCGAACCACGACGAGGCTGCGAGCGCAGGCTGTCGCGGCCGTCGCTCTCCGCCTCGAGGCGGGCGATCTGGGCGCGGAGCGCCTCGGCCTGGGCGCGGCGGTCAGCCTCCTGCTCGCTGGGCAGCAGCAGGCCAGAACCGCGGCGGACGCCGTCCAGCACGCGGGCGGCGCCGGAGAGCGCACGCGCCAGGGCATTGGACAGGCCGATCGCCTGGTCGAGCCGGGCGAGGAACTGGTCAGCGGCCGCGGTGAGCTGGCCGAAGGCGCGGCCGACGGAGAGCGGGGCGCGCTCGAACTCGCCGTTCAGCCGCTCGACGGCGCGCAGCAGCGCCGGGAACACCGTGTCGGCGGTGAGCTTGCCCTCGGAGCCGAGCTTGCGCAGTTCGCCGATGGAGACGCCGAGCTCGCGGGCGAGCGCCTGGGCAAGGGTGGGCAGGCCTTCCAGGATGGAGCGCAGCTCATCGCCCTGCAGCGTGCCCGAGGCCAGCGCCTGAGCAAGCTGCTGCGTGCTGGAGGCGATCTCCTGCTGCGAGGCGCCGGAGGCGATGGCGATGCGCTGCAACCCGCCGACCAGGGTCGCGACCTGGTCGGAGGTGGCGCCGATCTCCCGCGCGGCGATTGAGAAGCGGGCGAAGGCGTCGACGCTCTCGCGGACCGCGACGCCGGTCTGCAGGCTGTCGCGATACAGGCGATCGTAGATCTCGCCGGCACGCTCGACGGAGCCCAGCGCGGTGTTGAGCCGGCCCATGGACTGGGTGAGCGCGTCGCCGGCCACGACCACCGCGCGCAGGCCAGCTGCGAGGCCGGCGATCTGCACGCCGCGGACGGCGACGTCGAGCAGGTCCAGCGCGCGGGAGGCACGGTCGGCGCCGCCCTGGATCCGATCCAGGCTGCGCTGGCCCGTCTCGCCAACCTCGCGCAGCTCCTGCTTGACCCGGGCGGCATCGTCCAGCGACAGGCGGACCGAGACACGGCGCGTGCTATCCGCCATGGGTCACGCCTCCTGCGTCGATGGGTTCGTCAGGGCTCGGGGGGATCCGTGCGCCGTGCGGCGCTGCCGGCGGCGAGGCCCATTCGCATGGCAAGCAGCAATTCGGCTGCGGCCCAGCCGTAGGCGCCCATCTCGCGGGCGGTCGACAGCGCCGCCGGCATGTCGAGATCAAGGCCCGCCATGGTCGCCGTGGCGCAGGTGGTGCCCGCGGCCCAGGCCGCGGCGCCCTCGACGCTGGCGGGCGCGTGGGCGGCATAGGGGCAGGCAAGGCCGCAATCGCGGTCGAGGGCCGCGCAGCCGCGGCAATAGTCAGGGCCCTGGCCGAAATGCCATTCGGCCCGGGCCCTCAGCCGTTTCCCTCCAGGGCCACGGCGGCGACCGGGCCGGTGGCGCGGTCCCAGAAGGCGGCGGCCATCTCGTCCATGTCCATCAGCCGCTCGACGGCCTCTGGGGAGAGCGGCAGCGGCTTGCCGGTGGTGTCGCCAACGCCCTCCCAGGCGGTGACGGCGTGGCGGGCGAGCGCCTTGACCAGAAAGGCGAAGGCGAGGCCGCGCGCCATGTCGGGATCCATATCCTCGGACGCCGCGCGCAGTGCGCCGAGGCGGCGGGCGGAGCCCGCCTGGGCAGCGGCCATGACGGCGGTGGTGACGGGGCGGATTTCCACGCGCACGCCGCGGGGAAGGTCGAGCCAGTACGGCTCGACCGGGAGGTCGAGGGTGAGCATGGGGGTCTCCATTTGTGTGTTCGCCGGCGGGATCGTCGCTGCACGAAGCGATAACTGCTGGCATGGGAGCGTCGGGCTTAGCTTGGGAGCCAAGCAGGGCGACCAACATGAAGCGATCTGGTGTGTCCTTATGAGAGGCAAGCAGGTCCTCTTCCGACCCACGGCGGACTCTCGCTCGCAGTGGGCCACCTTTCCCGCAGCCTAAGGGCGCTGGGCCTTACCCCGCCTGGGTTCCCTAGCCGCGGCGTTGATGCCGTCGAGGAGCGCCGCCACGGTGCGCCCGAACAGTGCCTCCGGGTCGCGGCCGGGCAGGGTGTCGAGCAGGCGGTGCAGGGCGGGGTGCGCGGCCGGGTCGGTTTCGCGCACCTCTTCGACGAAGGAGGCTGGCGACGGCGCCAGTAGCCCGCCCACCTCGCCCGCGCACAGGCCGAGCACCGCCGCGTAGAGGCCGCAGCCGAAGTCCGCCACGGCATCTGCGGCCAGGCCCATGTCCTCCAGCGCGCGGTACACCGCCTCGGCCATGCGGAGGTCGGCGGGCCCCGTGGTCCAGAAGCGCAGGAGCAGCGGGAAGGAGCGCGGGTGCCGACGCGCCAGCGCCCGGTAGGAGCGGGCCACTGCCTCCAGCCGGGCGCGCGGCGGTAGCGCCGGGTCTGGCGCGGCGACCTCGGCGTTGAGCGCGTCGGCCACCGCCCGCTCCAGGCCCTCCTTGGAGCCAAGGTGGTAGAGCAAGGCCATGGGGTCGCGCCCGAGCCGGGCAGCGACGCGGCGGAGCGAGAAGGCGGCCTCGCCCGCCACGTCCATCTCCACGAGGGCCGCGGCCACGATGGCCTCGCGGGACAGGTCGCGCGCAACCCGGGGGGTGCGGGGCGCTGCTGATTTCGACATCGTAGAATAATCCCTTGCACGCTCTACGGCATAGAGATAGACGCTCTACAGCGTAGACATCAAGGAGCCATCATGCCGTCCCATTCCCCTGCTGCCCCGGCGCTCAACGCCGGTCGGCGTAACCTGTCAATCGCTGCCGTGGTCGCCTCCACCTTCGGCGTCGGCATTGCCTACGGCGTCGGCTATCCGCTCACCGCGCTCACCTTCGAGCGCTGGGGCGCGCCGGCCTGGCTCACCGGCCTCGTCGGCTCCGCCCCAGCGCTTGCCATCTTCCTCCTCCTGCCCTTCTTCCCGCGTCTCGTGGCGCGGCTCGGCGCCGTGCCCTCCATGGCGCTGGGCTGCGTGTTGGTGGCGGGTGGCTTCCTACTGATGCCGCTGTTCCCCTCGCCCGAGGCGTGGCTCGTGCTCCGCTTCCTCATGGGCGCCGGGCTCGCCCTGCCGTGGCTCGTGGGCGAGACCTGGATCAACACGCTCGCCGACGACAGCAACCGCGGCCGCATGATCGCCCTCTACTCCATGGCGCTGTTCGGCGGCTTCGCCCTTGGCCCCGTGCTGCTTGGTTGGACGGGCACAGAGGGCTGGGCACCGTTCCTCGCGGGCGCGGGCGGCATCCTGCTCGCCGTGCTGCCGCTGGTGGCCGCCGCCTCGCTCGCCCCCGACATGCCCGCTCACCCCAGCACCGGCGTCGCGGGCGCGCTCCGGCTCGCCCCGGTCGCGATGGTCGCGGCCCTCGTCGGCGGCGCGCTGGAAATGACGAACTTCTCCATGCTGCCGGTCTGGGCCACGGGCGCGGGCGTCGCCCAAGCCGACGCGCTGCTGCTGCTCACGGCGTTCATGCTCGGCGGCATCGCGCTCCAGCTCGGCGTGGGGTGGGTGGCTGATCGGCTGTCGGCGCAGCGGGCCGCCGCCGCGTCAGGGCTTGCGCTGGCCGCGCTGGTGGCGACCCTGCCGCTTTGGCCGCAGGGTTGGCCGCTCTTACTCGCGGTGTTCGTCGTGGGCGGGCTGACGGGCGGGCTATACACGCTCGGCCTCACGGCCATCGGACAGACAGTGCGCGCGCAGGACCTCGCCGTGGCTAACGCCGCCTTCCTCATCGCCTACCAAGCGGGGGCGATGGTCGGCCCGGCGCTCGGCGGCGTGGCGATGGAGGTGTGGGCGCCGCACGGCCTCGTCGCGGTGATGGCGGCGGCGGCGCTGCTCGGCGCCGTCGCCATCGCGGCGATGCGCGGCGACCGGGGTGACTGAGCAAGCGCCATGCCAGTGAGACGCCGTGGGTGGCTCGATGGGGCAGAGGGCGCTAGCGTCCTCGGGGCGACGGAGAGGTCCGAGGTGACATCGGTAAGGATCGAGGTGACGGCGGCAGCTGTGGAGGCGGATCGCGAGGCCGTCCTGTCCGGCTTGTTGGCCTTCAATCGGGACAAGGCCGGCGTGATCAGCCGGCCCTTGGCCGTGTTCGTGCGCGACGAGGCGGGGGCCGTGGCGGGTGGGCTGGTAGGGAACACGATGGGCGACTGGCTGTTCATCGAGCTGTTCTGGCTGCCGGAAACGCTACGGGGCGGCGGGCTTGGTGCCCGCGTACTACTGGCGGCCGAAGCTGAGGCGCAGGCGCGCGGCTGCCTGGGCGCGCACTTGGACACCTTCGCTTTTCAGGCGCCCGGCCTCTACCGAAAACTCGGTTACGAGGTGTTCGGCGCGGTCGAGGACCACCCGCCCGGCCACCGGCGCCTGTGGATGCGCAAACGATTCCCAACCCCCAAGGCAGGGACTGAGGTTGGGGGAAGCACCGACGGTTAGGCGAGAGTCTGCATCCGGCCCTTCTCGGACTTCATCTTCGAATATGGGGCTTACGCATACTCCGTCCCGGCCTGCTGGTTCCGCAGCACCGCGGTCATCATCCGGGTCGCTGTCGCGTTGAACGCAGCGCGGAAATCGAAGCTGGCCTCCACCCCGGCCGGCCCCTCGATCGGCGTCTTGGCCAGCGCGAGATAGACCTCGTGCAGCGTGATGGTCAGGCTGCGGTTCGCGTCGATGGTGAAGGCCAGCGCGAATTCCGCCGAGGTGCCGGCCTGCGCCTGGGCGAGCAGCGTGGTGTTCTCGAAGCGCACCGTGATCTGGCCGGTGCAGCGCGCGATGCCGGGATCCACGCCCTCGACGCGGCGATCGGCGCGGATGGTGCGCACCGCCTCCATGCCATTGGCATAGGTCAGCCGCGCACCGGTCACCTGCGCCAGCGCCGCTGCGCTGCGGGTGATGGATCCCTGCGCCTTGTTGAAGGCGGTGTAGATGGCGGAGGTCGGCGTGCCGCCGGAGGTGGCGCCCGTGCGCACTGAGCCCTGGCCCAGCAACCCGAAGGTCGCGGTGGCCGCGCCGGTGGGGGTGAAGTCCATCTCCAGCGTGTCGGCGCGCACGCCGGTGCAGACGTCGAAGGACGGGACGTCCGGATAGCCGATCTCCATCGCGTTGCTCGGCAGCGCAGCCGCGCCCGACCCGAAGGTGTGGATGAAGTTGGTGCTGCCGGTGGTGACCGGCGCTCCGAGCAGCAGCCGCAGCCAGTGCCCGATGTTGATCAGGTCCACCGGCACCACCGCCTGGCCGGCGACGGTCACCGTGTCCATGAAGGGCGCGGCCGGATCGCGGTTGCTGCCGACACCGATGACGTCGGCATCCAGCAGCGGCTGTTCGGCGCCGAGATCGCAGGAGAGGAACGGCATGCGCCGCCAGTTACTGCCAGGCGCGGTGCCGTAAACGTTTTCGGGCAGCATGAGCAGGCGGCAATTCGCGCCGATGGCACGGGGCATGGGCTCTCTCCTGGAGGGGGATCAGGCCAGCGGCGAGCCGGCGACAGTGAACCAGAGGGTGATGGGGATGGCGGCGGCGCGGGCTGCGGCAGCCCCCTCGAACTCGACATCCTCGAAGGACCCGCTGCCGGGCTGTGCCCATTCGACGGCGCCGCCGAGGGTGCGGTTGGCGGCGATCGCCGCAGCAACATCGACCAGCAGCACATCGAGCAGGGTGTTGCGGGCAGCGGGCGTGGCGCCGGCGACGGTGATCTCGACCTCAGCGCGATGCTCGATCTGCCAGGCGAGCGGGGAGAGGATGGGCGTCTCTTCCACCGTCTCGCCGTCGCGGACCACGACGATGCCGCCCGGTGGGATGCGCTGCGGGACGGTCTCGCCGCGCAGCACCACCGGTGCCGGGTTCCGCACGGCGAGCGACGTGACCAGCCGGCTGTGTAGCGCGGCGATAGCGGATTCGCGGATGCTCATGCTGACCTCCCGCTCTCGCGCTCCCAGGCCGCCACGAAGCGGCCAGGCAGGCGGCGCAGCCCACGCTCGGCCGCGCCGCGCACGTCGAGCCGCTTGGCCAGCTTCACCTGGGGCAGCAGCAGGAACATCGGCACCATCCCCTGTTCCAGCAGCCCGCGCGCCCAGGCCTCGCGGCCTTTGCGGTTGGCGGTGCCGACTTCCGTGACGCCGCCCGCCACCAGTCGGGTCCTGCGCCGCCGCCCGGTCTGCTCGCCCTGCCGCAGCGGCAGGCACCAGACAAAGCCACGCCCCGACTTGAACGGCCGCAGAAAGGCCTGCCCCGAGGCGACCATTTGGGCGGGCGTGACCCGCATGCCCTTCTCACCGCGCCCGCGTCTGCCCCGCGCGGCATTGAAGCCGGTCGGGATCGCCAGGAACTTCCCGCCACCCTTGGCGCGGATCAGCACGCCGCGCTCGAAGGCGTCGATGACGTTCGGCACCTTGGTGAAGACCAGCCCCGCGGGCCGCAGCGACTGGCCGCTCCGCGGGAAGATCATCGACCGCCACGCATTGGCGATGCCGCGCGCGTTGCCCGAGAAGGCGGTGGTGACCTGCCGCCGCAACTCGGCCTTCACCTGCTCCGTCTCGGCGCGGATGGCAGTCATGGCCGCGCGCTCGCCCGCCTTCACCTCATCGGCCAGCACCTTGCGGAGATCGCCCACGATGCTGGCACCGAGCCGCACGAATCAGCGCCCGCCGAACTTACGGCTGAGGATCCGCAGAAGCAGGTCGTGCAGCGCGGCGTAGCCGAGCGTGCCGGCGAGCCAGGCCACCGCAAACAGCCACCACCCGTCGAGCTCGAAGGCATGGGCGATGAGCCAGGCGCCGGTGCCCAGGCTGCCGCCGGCCAGCGCGTGCAGCAGATAGGCGCGGGTCAGCAGCGGCCGGTCTGTGGACGAGAAGCGCGCCATCGCCCCGAGCGCACCCAGCGCGCCGGCAAGCAGCGCCTCACCGACGATGCCGCCGATGCGTTCGGGGTCGATCATGGCGGTGCTCCTATCTGCGGCAGAAGACGCGCCAGGCGATGCCGGCGGCGTCGCGCTCGGCGTGCTGAACGGTCAGGATGTCGGCGCCGAGGGTGAAGGTGTCGTCCGCGTCCACGGCGGGCAGCAGGGCGATCGCCACCGTCAGCACGTCGCTGGCCTGGATCACGCTGGTGCCGAAGGCATCGCCCAGCCGGTCCGGCGCCGAGCGGACCACGCGGAGCAGGACCGGCGCCCCGTTCCCACCCGCGCGATAGCTCGCCTCCGTGCCGATGTTCGGATCCGCGGCCAGCGCGTCCATGGCCGCGGCGAAGGCGCTCACGCTGGCCGCCGCAGCCGCCAGGCGAGAACGCCCACCACCGCGGCGACGATGACCGCGATGGCGACGGCTGGCGCCAGCGTGCCCAGCGCCTGGATCGCCGGTGCGGCCTGCGCCACCGCCGTGGCGATGCCCGCGGCACCCACCAGCACGGCGCCGCGCCCGGTGCCTGTGACGGCGGCGACCTCCCGCAGCGTCACGGGCGCGGCCGGAGGAACGCCCGCGAGAGTCAGCGCGCGATCGATCACGCCGACCGAATAGGACAGCCCGGCGCATTCATGGTGGATGATGGCCTCGACCAGCGGGCGCAGGTGATCGTGCCGATGCAGGTCGATCGCTTCGTCCGGCTCAACGCCGATCCGCCGCGCGACCACCGCGATATAAGCCGCGGTGTCGTTCTCCACCTTGGGCGCCCAGCGCTCAATGATCGCCCGCGGCGTACGCAGCTTGTGCCGGTCCTGGTAGGTGACCAGCAGGGCCGCCAGGGCGCGGATGCCAAATTCATGGCTGATGAAGCGGCAGAAGCGCCCGTCCGAGGGTGGCTCGGCCAGCCCCTGCCATTTGTTGGCCGGGACGTGCTCGATGTTGCCCGGGTTGCGGTTGCGATAGCCTCGCGTGGCCTTGGGATCGATACTCATGCGCCGGACGCCGGAACACGCAGCAGCACGGCGCGGACGGTGGTATCGGCGGCGAGCGCCGCCACCGTGGCCATCCCCACCTGGAAGTTGCCGGTGGCGGTGGTGGTGAGGCGCCGGTTGGTGTTGTCCCAGAAGAGCCGCGCCCCGGCGGTGATGGCCAGCGCCGGTTCCTTGGTGATGTCGAACACGCCCTTGGTCTGGCATTCGATGACGGCGTTCTGCACGCCATCGACGGCGGCCACGCCGAAGAGCGCGCCGACCAGGACGCCCTGGCCGGAGGTGACGCCGCCGGCATAGGGAACGGCGAGAGCCAGGCTGTCGCCGGGCTGCACATAGTTGCGCATGGGGATGGGGTCTCCAGAAACGCAGAAGCCGCCCGGTGGGGCGCCTTCTGCATGGGTTCACGATGGAAGGGAGGAGCCGGGATCAGGTGCCCGGGTTGAACCAGGCGCCGCGCCAGTCGATGGCGCCGACCCCGAAGTCGAAGATCACCGAGACCTCGACGCCATCGACGCCCTGGACATTGCCGGTGGTGACCTGCGGCCCCTCGGCGCCGTTGAGGTAGCCGTAGACGTAGACGGGTGCCGCCATCGGGTCGGAGAACAGGTACCACCGGTTCGCCGGGATCAGCGGCTCGACGAGCGGCTGCACGAAGCCGGCGTAGACGTTGGCGTTGCTCGTCTGGGTCGCCTGCACCGACACCGTGAGCTGCCGGGCGGCGAGCTCCTGGTTCGGCCCGACCAGCAGGCGCATCTGCGCGCCGACGGCGATCGGCAGCCCGTCGAGCGTCTTCTGGCGCATCACCGCGGCACGGCCGAGCGCCAGGTTCGGCAGGTCGAGCGCCGTGCCGGCGCCCGCCTTGTTGGCTCGCGCCGCCGCCGTCCCGAACACCGCCGCGGCACCGGTGATGAGCGTGGGCCCGTCGCCATTCGCCGCATTCAGCAACTGGTAGGCGGTCGCGTTCTCAAAGTCGGCGACACGCCGGCCGATCATGCTGGCGAAGTCGGTGAAGGCGCCGAGATCGTCGTTCACCAGCATCTGGCGCGTGACACGGATGCGCCGCGCGAAGGTCTGCAGGAAGACCAGCTCCTGGCTCTCGGACATGGTGCCGGCCTGCACCTCGCCGTTCTCCGACAGCGGCAGCAGCGTCGGGAAGTCGCCCACGCGCAGGTGGCGGTGCGGCTTGAAGTCGCGGAAATCGCGGCGGAGGAACAGCGTCCGGTAGGTGGGTGCCGCCGGGGCATAGGCCGCCAGCAGCATCTTGTTGGCCGCGGCCGAGAGCAGCGCGGGGAAGTCGCTGGTGGTGTGGAAGGCGCGTTCGGCCAGGATGGTCGGGTTGCGCGGCACGTTGCGTTCGCCGCGGGCGCGCAGCAGCTCGCCGATCATGTCGGATGGGCGCCAGCCCAGGAACTCGGTGTGGCGGCCGGTGGCCGGAGCCTGGTAGCCGGGCATGGTGCGGGCGGCGAGCGCCTCGGCCATGGCGTTGAGAAGCTGCGACGGATCCTCGCTGGACGGGCCGGTGTCGGGTCGCGCCGGCAGGGAGGGGCGCGCGGCGCCGCTGGTGAAGGCCTCCCACAGCCGGCCGCGCAGGACCTCGGGCGAGACGCGGTCGCGGATGGCGGCCTCGCGCATGGTGTCGAGCATGTCGGCGGTCACCAGGCCGCGCGCGGCGGCCAGCACCGGATCATAGCCGGCGATGCGCTCGACCGCGGCGCGCTCGGCCTCGGCGCGGATGGCATCCAGGTCAAGCGTGGGCGGCATGGCGCGGGTCGGCTCGGGCGACGCGGTGGGCGGGGTGCTGGCAGGCGTGGTCACGGGGATCTCCTGGAGCGTGGGTGCGATGGGCGGCGCGGGCGGCGCCGGCGCGGGATCCGGCGAAGCCGGCGTCGTCTCGGGCATGGTGGGTTCCTCGGTCAGGGCGGGTTCGATGGCGGTGGCGGGGGCGCCCTGATCCCCCTCGCCACGGATCACGGCCAGGCCATCCACGGGGACGGGCACGATCGAGATCTCGTAGGGCTCCCAATCCACCGCGCGGTGGACCGTCTGGCCGGTGGCGGCATCGGGCCGGGCCTCGTAGCGATGGACCCGATAGCCGACGCTGACGGATTGCAGCGTGCCGTCGGCGACGCGCTGCCAGACGGGTTCGACATCATCGGCGCCGCTGAATTGCAGGGTGGCGTAGCCGCGGCCGGCCTCGAGGCGGGCGGCGGTGACGCGGCCCAATACGTCCCGCGTGCCGGCGCGGCGGTGGGTATCCAGCACGGGCGCGCGGCCGGAGCGGAGCGCGTCCATGCGCACCGCCTCCGGGCGCATGTCGAGCTCTTCTAGGATTGGCCCATAGGGCGGCACAAAGTTGCGGGCCCGTGCGCCGGTACTCCACACCACCTCGACGGTGCGCGCAGCACGATTGACCGTGACGGGCGCAGCCAGCGCGCGGCAGGCGGTGATCGACTGCCCAGCGGTGGGCATTCGATCGGGCGCAGCGACGGGATCCGGCGGGGCGTCCGAGGCAGTGCCTCGAACCCCCTCCGGTTCGGTCGGTTCGGTCATGAGGCGTTCTCCTGGGCTGCGCCGCTACGGCGCGGCGAAGCCCTGCGCGTTGACGTAGACCTGCGCGCCGGTGGTGAGGCAGGCGACGTTCATCGCCGTGGCCGCGGTGCCCCGCAGCGGCGTCGGGAAGGTGATCTCGACCGGGGCCGGCATCGCCGCCGGCAGCAGCTGCCGCCAGATCACCGTCGCCCCGTCCTTGATCACCACCTCCGTCGCCACCGTGGCGTGCGCGTTCCGCACGTCGATCGAGGTGACGTAGTTCCGGATGCCAGCCGCGGCGGCCGCCCTGAGCACCACGTCGGTGGTGTTGATAATCCCACCCGCGGCCGCAGCGAACTGCCAGTCGGCTTCGGGGATCGCGTAGGGCTTGGTGACCAGCGCGCCGATCAGCGTCGCCAGCAGGTCGACGCCGCGCGCCGTGGTCACCGCGACCGGGTTGGCCGAATAGCCGGTGGCGGCCAGCACCGGCACCGCGCCGCTGGTGTTGCGGGCCTGGCCGCCCACCGGCGTGACCGTCGGCGGGATGGTGCTGAGCACGTTCACGCCCAGCCCCTGACCCGCGACGGACTGGCCGCGGCCGGCCGTGATCTCCGTCGTCAGCTCGGCGTAGTCCGCGATGGTGACGAATTGGACCCTGATGTCTGTGTTCGAGACCGGCGCCAGGTTGCGACTGACCGAAGCCCAGCCGGTGTTGAGGTAGGCGCCGGTGAAGGTCGAGCCCACCAGGTCGAAGCTGTTCGCGTCAATGACCGTGATGGTGAAGCTGCCATTCGCCCCGGGCACGCCCGAGACATCGGCGACCGTGACCACGTCATTCGTGGCAAAGCCATGCGCGGCCCGCGTGATGCGCACCGCACCGCCGCCATTGTTGGCCACCGCCGAGATGCCGCTGATGAACTGCCGGTTCCGCACCCGGATGCGAAAGCGATACAGCGCATTCGGCTCTGGGATCTGCTGGTGCCGGACATAGGAGTTCGAGCGCGCCGCCGTGGTGTCGAGCAGCCGCCCGTGGAAGTAGCATTCGTCGTTGGTCGGCTCGAGCTCCAGCACCGACCAGCCGGCGGGGGCCGTGGTCGGGATGGTGCTGCCGGAGGTGCTGCCGAGGCGCGGGGCGCCCTCGCTCTGCACCTCGTAGTTCGCGAGCGTGGCGCTGGCACCGTCGAGCCGCCAGGCCGCGGCGCTGCGCCCGTCCGACTGCGCCGTGGTGGGGTCGATGCTGACCAGCTCCAGCCAGACGGACTGGCCGACGATGCGCTGGCTCATGTTCACCGCCACCATGACCCGCAGCGGGATGGTGAAGGTGGTGCGGCTGGTGAGCGTCAGCTCATCGTCGAGGGTCGTGCCGGTGGAGATGGTGACCGCGCCATCCGCCACGGTGTGGGTGATGCCGCCGCCGGTGGCCGCGATCTCCCAGCGCGCCGGGTTGATCTCGGTGCCGTTGAAGCTGTCGCGGAACTTCTTCTGCATGCTCTTGATCTTGAGCATGTCATCGGTCCAGTCGTAGGCGCCTGCGATCATTGGGATGCTCCTGGATTGGGGGCAGCGCCCGCATCCGCACGCGGCGAAGCAGCGCCGGTGGCGGCGATCTCGATGGCGGCGAGCTGAGCGGCGTCCTGGGCAGCACCCGACTTCGCGACGCGGCGCGGATCGCTGTCGAGCGACAGGCCCGCCTCGTCGAGCAGGGCGTTGGCCTCGCGGATCATCTCGACGACCTGGCGGAAGTCGTAGCCGAAGGCGCCGACCGCCTCGGGCTGCGGCACAAAGCCGGCGCGGACCTGCGCGATCAGCGCGGTGGTATCCTTGAGCGGATCGATCATCTCGTGTGCGGGCGGGACGTGCGAGAGGCCCTCCGGCACCTCGGCGCCCCACAACCCGAGCAGCGCGCCCTGGGCGTGGAAGCGATCCGCGATCGGCCGCACCAGCATGGGGATCAGCATCCCGTACTGGACCTGCTCGCAGAGGCGACGGAACTCGATCTTGCCAGCGCGGAGGCTGGAGTAGTTCGCTTGGCTCAGGTCGCCGGCGACCTGGTCGTAAGTCAGGCCGGCACCGACGGCCGACGCCTCCAGCGCGCGCCGGGCGAAGGCCGCGTGCGATCCACCACCAGAGGGATTCACGACCTCCACCGAGCCCATGCCGCGGCGATACAGGATCATGCCGGGCTCAAAGCTCTCCACGGTGCGCCCCTGGGCATCGCGGAGCAGGCCCGAGGCCGGCCCGGTCATGGCGTCATCGCCATCCTCAGAGACCACCGCGGCGAGGCAGGCCTCGATCTTGGCTTTCATGAGCAGCGCGGCCTCGTAGTCGCCGAGGTCGCGCAGGCGGGTCAGGATCGGCGCCAGCCAGGAGACGTCCCTCAGCTGGCCGGGACGGCGCTTGCGGTAGATGTGCAGCACGTCGCGGGCGGGGACGCGCTGGCTGCTGAGCCAGGTGGCGCCGCCCGGCAGAACCCAGGAGGCGCCGGGATGCACGCGGTGCAGCCAGTAGCCGACCGGCTCACCCGCCTCGCCCAGCCCGATGCCCTGGAGCGTGGGGATGCCCTCGATGACGCCCTGCCGCGCCGCGTCGAGGTGATCGCTCTCCAGCACCTGCAGACGGAGACCGATCGGGTTGGCCGGCGTGATGTCCGCGGGCAGCAGGCGGACTAAGCATTCGCCGCTCTCGACCACCGCGCGCATGACCAGGGCCTGGAGGCCATAGAGGTCGAGCCGGCCCTCGGCGTCGCAGGCGGTGCTGTCGGACCAGCGACGCCAGGCCTCGGCATGGGGCTTGTCCGGCCAGCGCGTGGTGATGCCGGCGCCGACGGCGTTGCCGGTCCAGAGATCGACGATGCGCGCGGCGTAGGGATCGTTGCGCACGGCATCGCGGGCGCGGCGCGCCACCGTGGGTGCGGCGGCGCCGACCTCGGCCGTGGCGCTGCTGCCGGAGGCCGCCCAGCTCGAGGCACGGCTGTCCTGGGCGGCGGCATAGCCACGGAAGGCGTGCCAGGCATCACGAAGGCGCCCCATCACCTGCTGCCCTCACGCGAAAAGCTGGCGAAGGTCACTTTGGGCCGGCGCGCGGCGCTGTTCTCCGCGGCGTGGAGCACCGACAGCGCGCGGCCAAGCTCGTCGAGGGAGCGGTATTCCACGGTGCGGCCATCGAAGGTGACGCGCGTGGTGCCGCCGGTGAAGGCGGCGGCCAGCACGGCGGCGCGGGTGCCGGCAGGCTGCGCCAGCGCCCAGGAGAGGACGGTCGGGTTCATCACGTCCTCCTTCAGCGAAGCCAGCCGTTGCGGGGCGCGAGCCAGCCGCGTGGGCGTTGGGTGTCAGTCGCGACCTCCGGCGGCGATGTAGGAGCGACATTCCCGCCGGTGGGAATCTCGCCTGCCGGCAGCGACAGCGCATCCGCCATCCGCGCCCAGCGCCCGTCGCCCCAGCCATCCATGCCGAGGGCGGCCGCCGCGGCCCGGGCATAGACCCGGCAGTCCAGCGCCTCGTTCCGTTCCCTGGTCTTGACCCATTCGAGCCGGCGAAAGCCATTGCGGCCGGCGCGCGCGACGAATTGCTCGGCGGTGAGCTGGCGGCAGAATTCCTCGCCGGCCGCGTGCAGCGGCAGGTGCACGAAGCCTGGCGGGAACGGATCGCCGCTTTCCGCGGTCGGCCGCTCCAGCTTCAGCCAGCCATAGGTCTCGCCCTTCAGGAAGGACGACCCCACCGGCCAGACCTTCAGCCCACCCAGCTTGCGGCCGTTCCGCCGCACCTCCGTGGCCGCTGGCTGCCCGATGGCCGCCCGCAGCCCGTCCTGGCCCTTCACAGCGATGGCGCGGCCGGCACCGGCGCGGCGCACGAAGGCATAGACCTCCGCTGTGGTCATGCCATCGCCGCTGTCGATCGCCGTCATGGCGAGCCCGAGCCG